TTCAACTACGGAGGCTTTTTCACCTTTGTAATTCAAGTTGTCAATAATCTGTGAGGCCTTAATCAAGGCCTTGGGTCGGTCATTGGCCGGGGCGTCATACCACGCCTGTTCGTGGAGGCGGTTATCAAAGTATTCGTTCGCCTCTTGGAGGGTGCCGTAGTATTCGTACATTATTCGGCTCCTTGTTTGCCTTTTCCACGAACTGGTTTCCTCTTAGACTCACTCAGAGTGGTATCAGTAGCCTGCGCTCGCTCCTCTACCCCTTCGTCAGCGTTGGCAGCCAAATCAGGTGCCCCTCTAGCACCTAAGTTCCCCTCGCCGCCTCCCTCTCCACTACTTTGCGACTTCAAGAGTCTCTGAACCCTCGCCGCGTGATCTTCACGGGCCTTCTTGAACTCCTCCGGTCCAAAGCCTAGAGCTTCTGACGCGGTTTCATCCCCCACGAGTCCAGCTTCATTTGATCTGATGATAATGTCTGGATCACTGGTGGTGTAGTCGGCGTCATCAATCTCTGCGAAGATTTTCTCTAGTGAGTCAACGCTAATCTTACCACCCAACAACGCGGAAGCAATGCCCTTGGCCAGTTCTTTCTTGACAGTGGTGCCAGGGACGGTAAACATAAGCTCGGAAAGTTTGTCTGCTTCGTCCACTCTATCAGCGTCAGTCTTCAAACTGTAGCGATCAGGGTACTTGATCGTGGCAATTACACGCTTCTTTATTTGTCTTTCTTCGTAACTGGCCCAGTGGGAAGCTATATTCCGCTCGCCTTGCTCAAGAGCCAAGCCGATGAATGATAGTCCAGCTTCCAAGCCTTGGTCACTAAGCTTTTTAGCCTCAGCAGACGTTGATCTGCGTCCTACCTTATTCTGCACGGCTAAGTTCACCAGCTTGCGAATGTCGTCTTCCAGCTTCTCTTGTAGCTGTAAGGACGCCAGCAGCGGCTCAGACGAAGGGTGAATGAACTCGGGGGCCTGAGCTTTTATGTCGTAGACACGCCCGTGTGTGGGGCCGACGTTCATTTGTTTGTCTTTAGCCCCTTGCCCACCAGACATGGCTGAGCCGTCTTCGCTCACACCATTCTTCAAATGGTCGCCGACCGCTCGCATATCCTGCTGCTCGACGTAGAACGGGAAGTTGGCTCTCAAGGCGTAGCTTACGTCGCTAGACGTAAGATTTAGTAAAGCCCTCTGATGCCCAATTGTATCTTTCAGCAAGCTGTCACCAATGTCGAACATGACAAATGGGATGCTTCTTAGCTCAAGAACTGTGGGAGTTTCGACGCCCTGCGGCGTACCGTCTGACTCAATAGGTGCGCCAGAGAGATTATAAAACTGGACGTTGACAAAGCCGGTGTCTTTGTTGATCCACATTAGGCGGTATCGTTCATACTCGCCCGATGGTAGGTCAACGGCTTCCAATTCGTCGCAACCGTACGATAACCCTTTGTCCCGTAGTAAAACAGCCTGAAACTTGTTAGGCTCTTCCGGCAGCGTGCAGGACCAGGAAAGAATGTCTTCCACACGGTAACGGTACAGGTAGGGTCGTTTCCCGCCGACGTCAGCAAGGGTAGCACCGGCTATCCTAGGCGAGTCAACAAACACTCCTACTCTGCCCATGACAAGAAGTTCGGTAAGGACGTCCATACCAATGAAGGCGTTCATGCTGGTGCCTTTCATATCGACGCCGCCGAGTTCACCGGCTACGGCCCGTCTATACTTGTCACTGCCGCCTTTGCGCGTAATGTCGCACATTCTCTGAAAGACAGAGTTTCTAACGTCGTTTACAGCGGCCTTAGCATACGCCGGAACTGGAGTGACGAGTCGGCGATTGAGAAAATCAGATTCGTCTTCCCTCTCACTGAACTTAATCAGATTATCATCTAGATAATAGTCGCCACCATCATAGGCGGTGCGCCAGTCATACCAGAAACTAGACTCGAAGCCTATGCTGGGATGCCGAAGATCAGCTATACTAAATCTTTTATCTTTAGCCATTTACTCACCTGCATTAGAGAAATCTGCCAATGTCTCGCCCGGTCACTATGCTTGCTGCAAGCGGGAGGGCTATCTCAGCGTAGTTCAACGCGTGGGCCATGTGGTCAGGGCCAGTCGTCATATACGTGGCTTTTGGATTGTTGTTTATGTCTCTCTCGTATGTCCGTACAAGGTTCTTCATGTGGTCGCGGAACTCCAAACTTGTGTCCGCTGGCAACTGGATGCGGCCACTGTAGAAGCGGCCAAGCGTTGCGTCAAGCCAGTTGGTTCTGTCAACCGTGGCTATTGGTGCCCCGCCCTCTTCCTCGGTTATGGACATTTCCTTACCACTCTGCCCACTACGGTAACGACATAAGTGAACGTAACCGTGGAAGCGTCTCGCGAAGCGGCGGGCGTCGTTGATTTGTGGATCGGCGTCAATCACGCAACCCAACACTTGCCACTCACGCATCAGCCTGTCCAACTCGGTGAAGTCGTCGCCGGGCACATGACCTTCCCATAATACCTTCTCTTTTGAAATGGCGTTAATGTCGTACCCATAGCTGTCAGCAAAAAACTCAGCAATGACTACGTGGTTCAACTTGCCCTGGTCAACGCCCATTGTTATCAATCGACCGCCGCCTACCTTCGGTCGAATGGTGTTATCTCTCTTGGAGTAATTACCAAAGCAGTTTTCCAACTCGACGTCAGTTACTTGACCGCCATCTGGAATGAAAGGATTCCCTAGCTTGGAGTTATGGAACTCGCACTGAGCCGCATCGTCGCCAAGCCCACGGAAGTACGCCATCGCAATGTCTTTAGGCTTCACAGTAAAGGAGTACAACTGATTTATGTACCAAGAGCGGTGGTCAGGGTCGTTATTACTTGTTGGGTCCCAAATGCCTTTGGAGAGATAGATCGGTTTATCGGCGTGAACGAGCTTCTTCTTACACTCTTTGCACTTTAGAAAGCTCTCTCCAATCCGTGAGTCAGTGATGCTCTCGCCGCGAATCTCAAAGCAGTCGGGCCAAGTCAACTCCGTCATCCTGCCACACATAGGGCACTTGAACCTGTAATGCTCTTGAGTCCCTTGTAAGAACAGCTTGTGTATGCCGTACTTCGGAACTGTCGGAGTGGAGATAGCCCAGACTGACTTCTCAATCTGACCAGACAACCTTTCCAAAGCGAGCCAGACTTGCTTCTGGTCCATTTCGTCGAGTTCGTCAAGGATCAACGCCGAGACTGCGACTGATTTCAGGTTAGAGTCGCCCCTACTTCCACGAATGTAAAGCGTCACTCCGCCAGCTTGTTTCAAGGCTATGGTATTCGTATCAGTGAAAATACGTTTCAAGTAAGGACTATACATTAGAGCGACGTTAAATCTGCCCTTCGCAAAGTCACTTGAGTTTTTCTCCGTAGGCAGAACATACAGAACGTCCTTCTTTGCCACGTCGATTGTATAAAATGCGACGTTAATGGCTACTTCGGTTATGCCCATCTGGGCAGCCTTCATAGCAGTGTTATAAGTGGCTTTGGAGTCGTGTAGGTCTCTTACCCACGGATGATACTTATATCCATAAGGCCCTGCGAAATCCCCGCCCATGATGCGTCTGTGAGTGGCCCATCGGGAGCATTTGTCTAAGGTCTGGCTTTGCAGCCCTTCGGCAATAGACTCTCTCAGTTGGGCTAGGATTTCGTTACTCATTCATCTTATTCCATAAAGTCTTCGTCGTCGTCTTCGCGCCCGTAGTCGTAGGATTCTTCGTCTGCTTGCTTGTCTTCTTCCTCACGGCCGTCCTCGTCTTCCTCTTCGACTCCCGCTTCGACTTCCTCTTCGACTTCCTCTTCGACTTCCTCTTCGACTTCCTCTTCAACTTCCTCTTCGACTTCCTCTTCGACTTCCTCTTCGACTTCCTCTTCGACTTCCTCTTCGACTTCCTCTTCGACTTCCTTGCTCAGGCAGGCGATCCAGTCGCCGTAGTATTCGACCCATTCGTCGTCTACCCATAGCTTAACTCCGAGCGGATTCTTTCCGGCATCGCGGCCAGTGACGGCTACGCCGAGAACTTCCGCATCCCTTTCAGGGACATGAATCTCTCCGACTTCGCCTTGACCTTCGACATAGCCAACGGCCTTGTCGGAATAAAGAATCTCTGCTTTGTAGGTGGGGCAGTGTTTTAGCGGGTTAGATAGCAACATTTTCTGTGTCTCCGGCTTAGGATATTTTGTAGTCAGGTCGTTCCTTCTCGTCGTCGTCCTTCTCCTCTGCGTCTCTGAGCTTGGGCTCCTCGACGAACATCAAGAGGGAGAGGATGATCTTCAAGATGGCGGGCCAGTTTGCCATGATCCAGGCACGAATCCGCTCCCAGAGTGTGGGATCGTCTTGGTCAGCGTCGTCAGCGGCCCACGGCGCGCCTCGCAGCTTTTTCTCAACTTCTGCCTTCCACACAGCTACCTTCTCTGGCTTCTGTGATTCCTCGGCTATTCTCTCGTAGTCTTCGCGGTTGATTTCCCCGCGCCGCATTTGCCGTCTCGCGGCCCTGCGGACTTTTCTTCCGAAGTTAAATCGAATCGCCATCGGGCGTCTCCTCTTCTGTATCGTATAGAGTTATGAACAAGTTTGCTATGCCTAGTGAGGCCAAGCTGGCGATTGTTATCACGCCGAACGCTGTGATGATGAACTCCCACCACGGGAGAAGCCCCATCTGGCCGCCGACGAATCCGGCAGCGAGCCAATGACTGAGGCAGTAAGGACACTGGACCAACTCCCGTGGCCACCGACCTAGCTTGCTTACCAAGTCTCTCGCCCACTTCATCGAGTTTGACAAAGAGATTGTCATCGAGATGCTTGACACAGCAAGTCCGGTTATTAGTATCTCAAATGGCGTCATTAGTAAATCTCGTATTCGTCTGGGACGTTGTTCTTTCGCAAGATTTTACGGATTTCGGCTTCCACGCTTCTCTGGTTGTTGGCTGTGATGCCAACCACCCGGTGAACTTCTTCGCCGCCGTTGTGAACTATTGCAGTGGGAACAGCTTTGACGCCCTTCTCTCTTGCTTCCACTTTGTTCGTATCAAAGTCGATGTAGAAAACGTCGTAGCCCTCGGCTTTAAGCCGCTCCCCAAGCTCTTTCATTCGCGGGCACCGGGAACACCAGTCGGCTGTCCAAATGATTAGACAGTTTTTCGGGTATTCCGTCGCCGCTTTCTCACTCGTGGCTCGCGTTTTACAGTCGTGGTACTTGAGGGGCTTTCCGTCGATGTACTCGGGAGTTTCGGGCATCCCGATTGGTCCAAATAATCGTTGGCTAAGTCGGTCGCTTCCTCGGCCTTCTCGGACCAATTTATGCGCTCCCCGTTCTTG